TCAGGGCGGTTCACGTTCCGGGAAATCATGGGCGTTGATGCAGTATTGCCTTTACTTAATCACAACCGAATCAAAACCAATCACAATTTCAATTGTCCGGAAAACATTGCCGGCGTTAAAACGTTCGGTTCTAAGGGACTTCAATATCATTGCAAAATCCCTTGGCGTTTATTACATGGGTGAATTCAACAAAACAGAATTGGTGTTCAATTATAATGGACATACAATTGAATTCTTTTCAGCCGACGACGCGCAAAAGATTCGAGGTTCAACGCGTGATGTCCTTTGGTGTGAAGAATGCAACGAACTAAACATTGAGGATTTCCGCCAACTGTCAATGCGTACAAAGCGCGAAATATTAATGTCGTTTAACCCTTCGGACCCGGTCCATTTCATTTATGACCTTTGTGAACGTGATGACGCCGACTTGTTTATATCAACCTATCGTGACAATAAGTTTATTGCGCCGGAAGTCAAAAAGGAATTGGAACGTTTGAAGAAACGTGACCCGGACTTTTGGCGTGTCTATGGTGAAGGGCAACGCGCGGTGTTCAGTCAACGACAAATCTTTCGTGATTGGAACTACATTGACGAATCGGAAATGCCCGACGAACTTGATTGGTTTATGGGTTGTGACTTTGGCTATACAAATGACCCGACGGCAATTTGTTTGATTGCAAAGAAAAACGACAAAGTGTTTGTCAAAGAAGTATTGTATAAAACCGGAATGACAAACCGTGATATTGCAAATCATTTGAAGTCGTTGGGACTTGAAGACCTTTTAATGTATTGCGATTCCGCCGAACCAAAGTCAATTGAAGAATTAAAACAAATGGGAATTTTGGCAAAAGGTGCAATCAAGGGTGCGGGTTCAATCAACGCCGGTATTTCATTAATGAAGGAATTTGACTTCTATGTTTCCAACAAAGCAACCAACGTAAAATCCGAACAAATGAAATATGTTTGGGAAGAATTAAAAGACGGGACAATCATAAATAAAGCACGTGACCGTGACAACCATAGCATGGACTGTTTGCGTTACGGATTGTATTCTAAATTCAAAAACCGAAACGAATTTTTTGTCATTTAAAATTTCGTAAATTTGAACAAAATTTTCTTTCATGGCTTCACTACTTCAACGCCTTTCAAATATAATCACTAAAAACGCGCAACAAACCGCGGCGTCCTACAACAAGGCAATATATCAATACCTTGGTGAATCAATCATTTGGAATCCTGAAAACGATGATTCGTACATTCAACAAGGATATCGAAAGAACGCAACAATCTATTCACTTGTTAATATTATCACAAAAGCGGCAACAACCATTCCGTTTCAAGTGTACGAAAAAACAAATGAAAACGACCTAAAAAGATACAAGGCATTGACAAGCGGGACAATTGATTCCGGCGCACTTTACAAAGCGGAAATTCTACGAAAGCAAGCGTTGAACGAATTGGAAGGAACGCCATTGCATGAACTATTGGAACGCCCGAACCCTTCGCAATCTTACAATTCATTTTTGACTGAATTGATTGCATTCGGGAAACTTACCGGCAACCGATATGTTTACGGCATTGCACCGGAAACGGGAATGAACCAAGGAAAATATACTGAACTTTATGTCATGCCGTCGCAAGTCATGGAAATTGTTTCGGGTGGTTTTATGCAACCGGTCAAAGGATATCGAATTGAATACAATGGAACGTTTGAATTGCCCGCCGACGACATTTGCCATATTAAAGATTTCAACCCATACTACGACGGGACGGGTTCGCATCTTTACGGTCAATCCCCATTGCGTGCCGGACTTCGTTCGCTTACAACAAACAATGAAGCCGTCACAACCGGCGTGAAATACTTACAAAACCAAACGGCGCGCGGTGTCTTAATGAGTGAAGAAGGCGACCTCAATGAAATGCAAGCGCAACAATTGAAAGACAAATTCCGCCAACAATTCCAAGGTTCTTCAAACGCCGGTGATGTTATTATCACACCAAAAAAATTGTCATGGGTCAACTTCGGATTAAACGCTGCGGACGTGTCATTGATTGAACAATACAACGCATCAATAAAAGATTTATGCAACGTGTTCAACGTTCCCGTTCAGCTATTGAACAACACCGAATCAAGCACTTACAACAATATGCGTGAAGCGAAAAAGGCGTTGTATCAAAATTGCGTGATTCCTGAACTTGTCAAAGTACGCGACGAATTGAACCGTTGGTTGGTTCCAAAGTTTGGTGACAATTTATTCCTTGACTTTGATTTCACTTCGATTCCTGAATTGCAAGAAGAAACCGAAAAAGTCGTTGGACAATTGACGCAAGCGTGGTGGTTGACGCCAAACGAAAAACGAATTGCGATGTCTTACGGTCAAGACGAAGACACCCCCGCACTTGATGATTACTACATTCCGGCGAACCTTATTCCAACACAAAACGTTGGTGTTGAAATGCCCGACCCCGAACCAATTGAAGACCCGAAAGACGACAAACCAATTGACGAAATGGTCAAGCTATTCAAGGCACTTGTACCGGGAATGACCGACGTATTCACAACGGTTGATGAAGCTGAAGCGCGTGCGGTTGAACTTGGCGGAACGGGACATCATGAACATTCATTTGACGGTAAAACGGTTTACATGCCTTTTGATTCACACGAACTTTATGAAGCCGCAATTGCCGAATCAAACAAATCCGTTCATGAAGAAGAAGAAGAAGAAAAAGAAATTTCGGAACGTTTGAAAGCCGCCCTTGAAAACAAAGTTGAAGAACACAACGACGAAGTGGACAACGACCCTGACAAATCAACTGACGTTGACACGTTGTTTGAAGTTTATGAACGTGGTGTTGGCGCATATAGAACCAACCCGGAATCAGTTCGGCCAAATGTTTCGTCGCCTGAACAATGGGCAATGGGACGTGTGAATTCTTATTTGTTTGCACTTAGAAACGGAAAGTTTCGTTCAGGAAAACACGACACCGATTTGCTTCCTGAAGGACACCCAATGAGTTCAAAAGAAGAAGAAGAAAAAAACGGGGACACGTTTGACAATTACCCACAAAGCGCAACCAACAACGCAAAAAGAATGATTGAATGGCGCGAAAAATACGGTGACGAAGTTACCGCCGGGACGCCTACGGGTTGGCGACGTGCATCAATGATTGCAAATCGTGACCCATTGAATGTTGACATGTTACGAAGAATCAATTCATTTTTTGCACGTCATGAAGGCAACGAGAAAATCGCTGAACAATACAAGGAAACGCCATGGAAAGACAACGGGTTTGTTTCATGGAATCTTTGGGGCGGAACGCAAATGCGTGATTGGGTGAAAGAAACATTGTCCAAATTAGAAAACGAATAAAATGAAAGAACTTTCAAAACAAACGAAATTCAACATGTCAATCGAAACAATGATTTCGTTGGCGGGCGGACTTATTATTGCGTCGGGTTTTTATTGGAACCTAAAAGCGCAAATCAATGAAGCAATGTTGCAACCCGTCCCGACAATATCGCGTGAGGAATTCGACATGAAAGACAATATGATTCGCAACGAAGTCATGAACAACCGGGAACTTATTGAAAAAAACTTTGAAAAACTTGAAATCATTGAAGCGCGTTTATATGAATTAAAAACCAATTAAAAATGAAAACTTTATTGCTTGTATTGTTGGTTTTATTTGTACCTATCAAATCAGTACATGCGCCAATTGAAAGCAATGAAATAACAGTTCTACAAATCAACGCCCGTTGGAATCAAAACAAAACAATAGATTTGAACGGATTGATTGGTTGCAAAGTTCAATTTGCTTGGTTGGAAAATCAAACAAATCAAATGAAATCACAAATTCAAACGGTACCGACTATTGTCGTTTATAGTAGAAACAAACCCGTCAAACAATGGTCGGCGGACTTGTCTTTTTCACTTGACGTTGATGTAAACGAAGTTCAATCCTATATTGATAAAATCCGATAAAATGAATATTTATAAAGACAAAGAATTTCGCGGTTATGTTGGGGCGGGAATTATATTTTTTCTTGTCATTGGACTTTTGTTGTTTCTTAGTTTTTACGAAGTCCCACAATCAAACAATGACATTTTCAAAGTTATTGTTGGAATGCTTGTCGGGTCATTGTCGGCGGTCATTTATACTTTTATCGGGAAAAACCCTGAAGAAGTTTCAAACCTGAAGGCGAAAAACGAAAGTTTGGAAAAACAAGTTGCGCAAATCATTGACGAAAAAGATAAGATTGAAAAAGTATTGCGCGACTTACAAACCGAAGTGATTGAAAAACTTTCCATTTCGGGCGTGAACTTTGAATTCAAAAACATAAAAAAATAAGCATGCCAACACTAAGGGAAAAAGAAATTGTCAAAAAAGATTTCGTTGACGATTGGCGTTCGGCGTTTTCAAAGCGACTTGGACGTGCTGAAAACCGCCTTGTCGCACGTTTAAAGCGTTTCTATAAACGAAACTATTTTCAAGCGATTGACACGTTCATTCAAACAAATAACATTCAAACTGAAGGTTTGTTCAAAACCGACGATTGGAAAAACATATACATTGCAATTTATACCGACATAGGTTTGGACTTTGCGAAATGGTATGCGAACAATTTCCGGCGGTACATTCCAAAATCATTTGATTCGGAAAAACTTGAAGACGTGTTTCAACAAGCGTTCAATACTTATGCCTTACAACATGCCGGAACGCAAATTGTTTTGGTTCAAGGAACGGCACTTGAGACACTAAAAAAGATTTTGCAAAGACGAATGCAAGACCCTGAATTCAATTCACTTGGTGAACGTGAACGCGCCCGGATATTGCGTTCAGAGTTCACACGATATTCCGATTTCCAAGCGCGTCGGTTGGTTCGTACTGAAGCAACAAACGCAGCAAACCTTGGCGTTGAAAAAGGCGCAACAACTTTGTTTCCGCCTGACCAATTAAACAAGCGTTGGATTACTGCGCGCGACGGTCGTGTTCGTTCTTTTTTTGAAGGCGACAAAGCCGACCATGTTGAAATGGAACGTCACCCGGATATTCCTTTTGACGGGTTTTTTGACGTGCCGACTGTTTTTGGAAGTGATAAAATGCGACGCCCCGGTGACCCTTCAGGTTCGGCGGCAAATCGAATCAATTGTCGTTGCGGTATCATTCCAATTCCGATTGAAGGCGCGCAAGCGCGTGAAGGATTGACGGGTGTTGGTGTTGGCTTGTCCGGCGCGGGAACGTCGTCAATTGTCTAAATTAAAAATTTGTAAATTTGTAAAAAATAAAAATATGTCTATTTTATTTAAGACCGCGCCCGTTGGGGAATTGCTTGACGCCGATGAAAAGGCGGGCATTGTCAAGGGTTACGGTTCATATTTTGGAAATAAAGATTCCGACAACGACGTGATTGTCAAAGGTGCTTACAAAAAGACCATTGAAGAAAACGGCGAACGTGTTAAATACTTGTATCAACACGACATGTTCAAACCAATTGGAAAAATGGTTGAACTATATGAAGACGACAAGGGACTTGTCTTCGTTGCCGAAGTTGCCAAAACGCAACTTGGAATGGACACAATTGAATTAATGAAAGCCGGCGTCATTACCGAAAACTCGGTTGGAATCATGCCAATACAAAAACAACAAAAAGGGGACATTCGCGAAATATTGGAAGTCAAATTGTACGAAATTAGCGCGGTTACTATTGCCGCCAATGACCAAGCGAAAATCCTTGATGTAAAAAATGAAACGTTGACAAAACAACATTGTGAACGTTTTGAAAAACTTGCCAAGCTAATTCGCAAAGGCAATATTTCGGACGAAATGGGATTGTCCATTGAAGCCGAACTTTTTAAGCTAAAATCATTGTTTGAACAATTCACAACGCCGGTTGAGGAAACCACGTTGCCGAAAAACGCGGTTGATGCTGACGAACCTTTTAATTATATGTTAAACATTTTCCAAAAACTTTAATCATGGAAGAAAACACAAAAAATCAAATTGATGCGATTGCAAAAGAAATCGAATCAAAATTTGAAAACGTTGCGTCAACTAACAAAGACGAATTCAACGCGTTGACTGAAAAATTCAACGAACTGAATTCAAGAATTGACGCCCAAGAAGTAGCGACAAAAAAATTCAATGAAAGTCGTGAACCAAAATCATTCAGAAATACACTAACAAAAGCAATTTCCGAAGGTGCGATTGACGCCCTTAAAAACGGAAACGCCCGTTCAGCTAAATTCGAAATCAAAGCGGACATGACTACCGGTGCAGATTTTACCGGTGAAGTTATTCCGGCGGATAGAGTTGCGGGATATAAGTTTGACCCAACGCGTTCAACGCACGTTCGTCAACTTATTCCAACGGGTTCAACTGCGTCTGACGTCGTTCGTTTCGTAAAGGAAAGCGGATATTCAAACGGCGCCGCGGCAACGTCTGAAGGTTCGACCCTTACTCAATCGGATTTTGACATGACCGCAAGCGATGCAAACGTTCAAAAAATTGGAACGTACTTCAGAATTTCAGAAGAAATGCTTGCCGATACGCCACAACTTACAAGCTACCTTTCAGCGCGTGCGCCTGAAAAACTTTTGGAAGTTGAAGACACACAAATTCTAAGCGGAACCGGTGTTGCCCCACAATTAAGTGGTATCATTACCGATTCAGCCGACTTCGCGGCGGGTGGCTTTGCCAACGCTATTGAAAGCGCAAATGAATTTGACGTTTTGACTGTTGCAATGAATCAATTGTCACTTTTAAACTATCAAGCGAATTATATCATGATTAATCCGACGGATTTTCACAAAATCTTGTTGTTGAAAGATTCAAATAATAGCTATTTGAAAGACCAATGGTATCAAGGACTTGAACCAAGAATCAACGGCGTTCCCGTAGTTCTTTCAACTGCAATCACTTCCGACAAATATCTAATCGGAAACTTTAGCGTTGGGACACAACTTTGGGTTCGTGACAATGTTTCTGTTGAATTCTTCAGAGAAGACGGAACCAATGTCCGCGATGGATTCGTAACGTGCCGCGTCATGGAACGCGTAGCGCTTACTAACTACCTACCAAACGCATTTGTAAACGGTGATTTCAGCGTTGACAAAGCCGCGCTTGAAACTGCTTAATCAATAAGCAATTAGACCATAAAAGGGGCGCATTTGTGTCCCTTTTTTTTGTGTCTTATATTCGTAGAAATAAAAAAATTTTGTTTTTTTTAAAATTTATTTGCAATTAATAGAATTATTTTATTATCTTTGATGTATCAAACAATGAAATTATGACAGTACACGAAACACACTTTGGCGATTCAGTTTTTTATATCAACAGAACAATTGAAGGTTATTTCAATTACAATAGATATAATGAAAAAATCAATAGACATTATGAATATGACACCGCCCTTGATTATTACAAGGCATTAAAAAAAGCAAAAAAAGTTTACGCAACAAAAAACATATTTGCGACAAGTGTCACAAGATTTTAAACTATGAAAAAATTTGAACAAATGATTTATGTCGGCGTTTACTCAATTGGTGTTGGCGCGTTGATTGTTGGATTCCTTGCGTTCGCCGCTTGGTTTGATACGATTGTATTATGACTTTAATTCAGCAAATAAAAGAACAGTTGAAGGAATTGGAATCCAAATCGGATTTCATGACCGTACATGACAAGATATTTTTGTCAAGGGTTTCAAAAAAAATTGAAGACCTTGAACACCGCATTCGGCAAAAGTCGGATTTTTAATTTTGGTTTTTTTTATTACTATGTTTCATGTTGAAAACCCGTTGAACATTCAGCGGGTTTTTTTTGTAATTTAGTTACAACCAACAAAAACAAATGAACACAAATCAAAAGGGTTGTTTCGCTGAATATAAATTTGCAACCGCCGCAATGGAATGCGGTTTGAATGTTTCAATGCCTTTGCTTGATTCTTCAAGATACGATTGTATTGTTGAACATCAAGGGCGTCTTTCAAAAGTCCAAATCAAAAACGCAAATGACCGAAATGAATCTGAAGAAAAAAAGGGCGTTCATGTTACTATGCTACAAAGCGGAAATTTTTACAATAAAGATTTAGTTGACATTTTTGCAATCTATATTTTTGACGGTTTCTTTATTATTCCAAATAAAGAACAACGCGCCTTCAGGTTTACACCCGGCGGAAAGTATTCAAATTTTTTTAATAACTTTGCACCATTCTTCAATCAGTAGGATTTTTTTCATTGTTTCATTAAGAAAAAGCGTCGAATTTGTTCGGCGTTTTTTTTTGTATTTTTGTTAAATAAAATCATTAATCATGAAAGTAAAAATGACAAAGCGCATCAAGCATGGTTCAAACTTGTTTGAAGTCGGTGAAGTTTACACCGTCGGCGCAATCACCGGGCATTCATGGGTTTCAAAGGGTTATTGTGAAGAACACAAAGAAGAACCCAAACCCAAAGCAAAAAAGGCGAAAAAAGAAGAACCCAAAATTGAAGAATAATGCGACAAATTGAAATCGTATCGACAACGGGTTCGGAATTGATTACAACTTCAGACGTTAAAGATTACGTTCGTATTGACACGACCGCTGACGACACGTTGATTGACCGCATGATTATACAAGCGCGCATTTGGTGTGAAAACTACATTTCGCGCGACATAGTTGCGAAAGCACGCAAATATTATTTGGACAAAGCCGAAGGGTTTATTCAAATTCCTTTTGCGCCCGTTGCGACAATTACAAGTGTGACCGTTCAAGGTTCGTCCGCTGAATATCAAGAAAAAGGATTGAACAAAGAACAAATCATTTTGACAAGTGGTGTCAATCAAGTTTTGTCCGGTTCCAATACGTCGTTTGCAATGGAAGTTTTAATCACTTACACAACGGCGGGATTGTCGGACGATTTAATCAAACAAGCATTGCTTCAAATGGTTTCAACTTATTATGACAACCGTGCTGACTTTGTTCAAGGAAATAACCTGAATGAAATTCCAACAAACGTGAAGTCAATTTTGGCGTCATATAAAACAATGTTCGTGTAATGCAAAGCGGTGATTTTAATTCTCGAATTAAGATTTTGCGCCTTGCAAAGACTGCGGACGGTTTCGGGGGGTTTACATCAACCGAATCAACCATTGCGACGGTTTGGTGCAAACAAGTCGAGAAACGCGGGGAAATCGAACAAGAAGGCGGATTGCGACAACGTAAACTTGAAATTGAATTGCAATTCAGGAAAAAGACCGCCGACCAAATTTTGGATTCTGACATTTTGCAATTTGACGGTGCAAGCGAAAAAATGAGAATCAACGACCGAATTGATTCGGTTGAAGACTTTTTCACAACAATCAAAGCGACTGAAATATAATGGCAAAATTTCAATACACCCGCGTTTATGTTGACCCAATTGATTTGAAGGAACTTGAATCAAAAATGAAAAGTTTGTTTAGATTGTCAAAACAAGAATTGTCAACCGAAGTTGGTATTTGGGGGACAACAACAACGCGACTTGCAAAGGAACGTGTCCCAAAAGACACGAATCATTTAATGAAGTCAATCAGCGGGCGACGTGAAGGTGACCAAGCCGTTGTTGAAGCAAAGGCGAATTACGCGCCGTATGTTGAATTTGGAACGGGGCGAAATGTTGATTTGTCCGAACTTGACGAACTTGGAATTCCTGAATTGTACGCGGCGCAATTCAAAGGAAAAAGAGAAGTCAATTTGCCGGCGCGTCCTTATTTGTATAATTCAGCGCGCCAAGCATTGCACGAAATGTTGTCAAACATGAATCGTAAAATTAAAAACATTGTCAAATGAAAGACCCAATTCGTTTTGTCCGCAAAGGAATCCTTGACGCCCTTGACGGGAATGTTCAATTAGATTCGGTTGACGTTCCGGTTTATGGGCGCGTCCCTTCAAATGCGTCGTTTCCTTACATACGTATTTATTCAGTTGAAACAAACGAAATTGACAACAATCGTGATTCATTCAATACCGAAGTCATTACACGAATTGAAGTCAATACGCGTTTTGATTCCGACACCGGGGGTGAACTTGATTGCAATATAATAACCGATAAAATTGCGCAAATCGTGCGCACACGTTCAGGGGGTTATGTTGACCTTGGTTCAAATGGTTTCAAAATATACACTTCAGAAATCGAATCAATATCGTATGTTGAAGACGACATGATTGACAAAACTTATTTTCGTTCAATTATGGAACTGTCAAACCGCGTGTTTCAACAATGAGAAGAATTGACCAAATCATTATTCATTGTACGGCAACACCCGCCGGACGTGAAACAAGTGTTGACGAAATAAGAAATTGGCATTTGCAGCGGGGATTTTCTGACATTGGATATCATTTTGTCATTGGACTTGACGGCTGCATTGAAGACGGGCGACCCATTGAAAAAATTGGTGCGCATTGCAAAGGAAAAAACCGTCATTCAATTGGCATTTGTTACGTTGGCGGAATGGACAAAGAAATGAAAAATTGGATTGACACCCGAACGCCGGAACAATGTTTGGCACTTGAAGAAATACTTTGGCAACTCAAAGGATTGTTTCCGCATGCCGGAATATATGGACACAATAATTTTTCGACAAAGGCGTGTCCAAGTTTTGACGCCGTTGAAGAATACAAACATATAACAAACCAAAACGACGCGCACAATGTCTAAAAAAAAGCGATTTAAGGAAACGAAAGTTGGAAAATTTTTGAATCAAATTGGTTCAACCATTGGTTCGGGACTTGACGACGTATTGCCGGATTCGGGTGTTTTAGGGATTGTCAAACGTTTAATTGAAAAAGACGAAACAATTCCACAACCGGACAAAGAAACGGCATTGAAAATGTTGGAAATGGATTTGGTTGAAATGCAAGAAGTCACAAAGCGTTGGCAATCCGATATGTCGGCAACGGGAACTTGGCTAACTAAAAACGTACGCCCTTTGACACTTGTATTTTTTTCGGTTGCATATGTTTCGGGTTGGTTTATGGAATACCCGCTTGATTCAATACAGGGGGTTTTGTCACTTATTGTCGGCGCATATTTTGGAAGTCGCGGCATCGAAAAAGTCATGGGAAACAACCGTCACAAATAAAAAAAGTTCAAATTCTAATTTCGTATTTTTGTTAAAAATTACGGAATCATGGCAAATGAACTGAAGTACACACACATTTTTCAACAAGTTTCTTTTGGTGATTTTGGTTTCCGCATATTAAGTGAAGCCGAAACAAGCGTTTCCGGTGAACACTTTTGCGCTATTTCGCCCCTTGAAGACGCAACGATTGATTTCACTTCAAACACGTCGGGCGGTGATTCAAGCGCAACGGATTTGGAACTATTGACCGGCATGGTGATATATGGGGATTTTACCGACATTACAGTTGATTCGGGAAAAATAATTGCTTATTTGCGTTGATATGTTAGGAAATGGAAATGGTATTGCAAAAGCGTCGGTTCGGTTTTTAATTCAAGCCGGATTGTACTTTTGGAATAGAATGTCAAAGGAATGGAATAAGGCGGCGAACAAATGGAATTCGCATTAAAAAAATAAAAATATGGCTTCACTTACGAACACAAAAATCAAAGATACTTACGACGGGTTATTGAAAACAACCGACAATGACGCCCTTGGGGGAACTTATAAACTAATCACCGACGGGCTTGGAAATTCTTCAAATGTTTATTTAGGAACGGGCGGACGGATTGGATTGGGTACTTCGAGTCCTTCAGATAATTTAGAAGTAAATGGAGCTATCAGAATTGCCGACCAATATGAATTAAAATTTGG